TACTATATTGTGTAGGTAATCCAGTTAGGAACTGTCCACTACCTAAATGATATACGGCTGAGACATTACCTGTAGCAGTGACGTTGCCTGTTACTTGGAATGCGTTAGCTGATTGACTAAAGCGACCAATCTGATTAGCTGAGCCTTGCCCGTTTACTGAGAATACTATGTCTTTGTTTAGAGCCGTTGATAGTAATAGGTTACCACCACCTGTTGTAGGGTTACCATAGACATACAAGTAACCATCACCCGGATAGTTTAATTCGTTGCCTGCGCCACCCGAGAATTGGCTGCTGTTGATACCCATGTCAACATAACCAACAGTGGCATTACCATTGTCCATGGTAACCACAATGTCACCACTGGCGCTAGCACCTGAGCTAATGTTCTGTAGATTTAGTTGACTGTATCCATTGAAGTTGCTGGCTAATTCTAATATAGTCTGTGCTTGTATCGAATAGCCAGAAGCTATGCCGCCATATAGTGCGCCGAACCCAGCAGAGCCTCCAAAGAACTGTCCGGTGTTACCTGTAACTGTGGTCAACACCTGTGTAACATTACCAATGGCAGTGATGTTACCATAGACTGTCAAGTTGCCGCCAATGATAACATTGCCGCTGGCACTAATGTTTGAGAAGTAGGCCGCTCCGTGATAAGTTGGCAAGTAACTGGCCACTTGAATGTTGCTGTATCCCACAGGTAAGCCTGTTAGTAAACTACCATTACCTTGGAAGTATTGCGCTGTTACAAAACTATTACTGGTGATATTACCAGCAACTATTTCATTGTGTTGAACTATTTCCGAATTAACTGTGGTGATATTACCTTGGACTGTTAGGTTACCAATGGTAACCGTACCTGCCAGATAGTTAGCTAAGGCAATATTGCTAAACGCTGTAGTTTGTATGGTGTTATCTGGGAATGTAAAATTGCCGGCAGTGTCAAAATTCCAATAAGCATCATGACCAGGCGTGATAGCTTCAATATGGAATCCACCATTATCAACATAGACCCAAGTAGTTGATCCCGTCCAATCAGCATTAGGATCAACTGTATTGGAATTTGCTGACCATTGCATCTGCACAAAATAATCGGATGCTAGATTAATTGCGCCTGCTCCGTTATCTGGAGCACGGATCAAGCCAACATTGGCTAGGTTTAATCCACCATTGCTATCAAGACTAACTATGTTATTACCATTGATTAAACTATTTCCGCCACCACCACTGCCTGATATTATATGTCCACCAGGGGTGCTACCATCATGTAGGCGTAATTGATATAATTCAGTATCAACAGTAGGCTCGCCTGGCAAGCCAGTGTAGCGATCATTCTGTATGGTATTACCACGAAGTAATAATACTTTGGTTATGGCGATGTTGCTGTATGTTACGCTGCTCATTACGGTAATAGCCCCGGGTCAATAATAGTTTCGCCAAGGTTAACCACAGGGGTTGTGCTGGCATAATATGCTGGTAATACTTCTAAATCTAATGGCACCCCAAAGTTATCATCCATATATAGCGGTCCTTGACTGCTGTCCATGTTGTTGATAACTCTAGCTGTTAATTTGTAAAATCTTTGATCTAAACTGTTAACCACATTAGCAGTAAAGGTCATGGTCAAAGTACCAATCTGCACATTACTGTAAGCACTGGTACTGTTAGCAGTAAAGCTATAAGCAGTCAATTGGTTTAGACTGTCCTGTATATCTACCTGCACTGTATATCCTGTTAAATTTACAGGTTTTTGATCCTGATTCTTGACTACTATCTGTACCGGATTGTCTATCCCTTGGTAAACTTTGATTGGGCGTTGATACACAGGTCTGTTCCTCGTAATAAGTGCTGGATTCGAGTAATCCAAAAGTTCTAATGGTATTTGTTGTATTGCTAAATAAGTTGTGATTGTGGGCACTTTGTTCTCGATCCTTATAAGGTATTTATCGCATCTCTATGGAAGACAGCTACAAGCATTTACTGGATCAATATCCTTTTATTTCGTATATAACCTATGGTGGCAATGACTATATCGGTATCATACAGAATTTAGACGAATTAATCACCACAATCTATGACTATGCGGCATTAAAGAGTATAGAACAAAAGACTAATTTTTTAGAACTAGCAGATCAGTGGTGGTGGGAAAGTAATAGGCTAGTGCCCATTAATGTGTTTTTAAAACAGGATTGGGTTGAGTTTAGAGTTTGTTTAAAGACATTCAATAGCAAAGACGTAATTATACAGCACGGTCCTTACATTAGTCTTAAAGAAATAGCACAGAAACGTAGTAAAAGACGTAGTATTACACTTGTTCGGAAAGTAGGTTAAGGTTTACCACTGCCAATTGTGCGTAGGCAATGGCATGTGCCTTTTTAAAACTATATTCTCCCTCAACTTTATCCCAAACAGTTTCATTAACTTCCTTCCAAGTTTTACCAACTAAATGGCGTTTACCTGGACGTATCACTGCTAGGAACATAGCTAGTCTAGGAATAGTATCCACAGCTTCTGGCATCTTAATCAAGGTATCATAGTGATTGTTGATGTGAATTAGCTGTGAACATATTGCAGGATCATATAGTTTAGCCCAATCGGGTTCCTTCATTAGGTCAAGCAAGTGATCTTCACTCTTGACCTGTTTGTATAAATTAACATTAAGAAAGTCTAGTTTAACATAGCCGCGGCGTTCTGCGTTATTATATTCGATACTAGCCACACCTGAGAATGGGTCCACAGGTATCTCTGTGGCATATACCCCTGTGTTGTGTTTGATCAAATTACCATCACGCATAATACTAGCAGGAGTAACATCAAGTAATGATAATATCTGTTCGCGGTCTGCAAAATCGATGTCAATATCACTGGTAAATTTCATAGTCGCTCAATTTGAAAGTTGCTAGCATCTAACACTGCTGGTGGAGGATTATTAGTAGTATCTTCCATCTTATCCAGTTGCTCACGTATTTTCTCTATGTCATAGTTAACCAACGCCATTTCTGTGCGCAAAGCTATGATTTCTCTTTTAATATCAGCTAATAATTCTTTAAGTTCATCCATTATAGTCTAGCCGCCTTGAGTATTTCTTTAATCCATTCCGTGTCTGCTACGTAATCTTTAAACTTACGTTGCCAGTAGTCTGGATCTATCCATGGTAAAACCATACTGATTTGTTCTTCATTGAGCTTTTCAAGAAACTCAACACCCGAGCTACAATTAAACACAATCCAAGGGCTAATCCTACCATTACTAATATGATAGCAAATACGGTTGCTACTACCATATCTAAAATAGTCACTAAATCCGCCTTTAAGTTCTGAGTGTTCGTCGGCATAATCTTGCATTTCCTTTAAAGCACGCTCTATTGCATCTTGAACTGCTTCTTTGCGTATATATTGATTGAGATACTCTAAGTATACCTTCTCATGGCACCAATGATCAAGTTTTTTATTTTCTTTAATAACCCAATCAATAAATGCTCTAGGATTAACAGCACGAATATTAACTATGTGGCGCCCAAACTTAACAAAGGCCACATAATAAGGACTAGTAACAAAGTCTTGGTATGATTTTAGTTTAGCTGAACCTTGTGTTAGTTCAAAGAAACGTAGATATGCTTGAAGCCCAAATTGAACTCCTATTTCTTTTTCCTGTTGCCAACGTCGTTTATTTTCGCAAAGATGCGCCGCAAGAGTTGATTCTTTACGGAATTCTTTACTACAATATTTGCACTTATAAGTCGGATTTGATTTGTTTGTCATCGTATCCGAGTGTTCGTGCCAGGTCTGCAAGATCTCGTTTATCATTGATTTCTGCCATTAATTCTATTTCATCAGATTTCATATCTGGGAAATGTTTAGTTAGGAATTTAACTGCTTTGCTGTTGCTTTCTTTCTTTTTGCCTTTTAACCAATAGTGATGTTGTTTGCCCATTTGTGGACTTACTGTAGTGCAGGTTAACCACTGTAGCTTGGTATGTTTAGTTCCTAACTCAAAGAACTGTTTGTTCACACGGTCGTTAGTGGCCATTAAATAATACGCCTGCAGATCTGCTGACCCACTAACATTAGCACCATATTTTAACATTAAATAGGTACTGAACTTCTTACGGTCTTCGTCTGTAAAGTTGTCATAGTAAGCACGATCCTTGCGATCAAATGCCGACATTTCATCATTGATGTGTAAACTTGAGCTCATCGTCTTTGTCTAACATAATTAATCAATTGGTTAATACTCTGTTGCATATCACGGTATTTGTGTTTCATGCTTTCTATTTCTTCTGCTTGTCGTTGCACCATGGCCGATAGCTGATTAAATGCTATTTGAGATTCACGAATAGTCTTATCGTGACTCATTAAATTGGGTCTAGGAGGTGCGTTAGGATCTACTGCACGTTTTTTCTTTTGTTTAAATTGTCTTGGGTCAAATGCCATCGTTATATTCCTTTGATAACTTATATATCATTATACACTCATCTAGGGCTGATTGTAAAGTGGGATTTGTCTTGGCCATGGTTAATAGATCATGCCAATTTATCTGATTCTGCATATCTACTTTATACTCTCGGCCAATTTCAATTCTATCAGTAGACCCAAACTCACGAGCATAGGTCACTCCGTCTGCCCTTTCATATATGTATGTTGCGCCGGGTTTAAGTCTGCCCATACTACCATATTTTTCCGTAGTCTACAACTTCGCTTTGGCGACTGATATCTTTAACAAAATATGCACACATAGGCTTATCTCCTTCGGTGATTGGCACTGCCAGCATCTGCCCTGGGCGTAGTTTAGGAAAATACCATTTGACGTCTTGATAGATATCCACGATCTCAACTGGTTCAAACACAGGCTTAAAACTGCCCAAGGGGTTAAATGTAAACACATTAAATCCGCGATCGTTAATCGACGTTAACGGTATAACTTCTAGGTCGCCAAAATCTGGTTCTCCAATAAGCAATTGCCAATCCACTGGCATCTTAACTAGATTACCACCAATGTTCAAGACCAATGCTGGACTGTTAAAACTTTCTAAGAATATAAGCGGAATAAAGAAATAGTCTGGATTCTTTGGATCACTGTTGTCTAATATAGCAAAACGCAGATCTTCAATTTCATCTGGAATTTCATTCATTTCATACGCGGTATTTTCTAAGGTTAATATATACATAAAGGCTCCAAAATAAGATTTTGATAATGTTTTTTAAATGTATCAAAATCTGGATTGCTTTCCGGCAGTATAGAAAACATCAATCGGTCAGAATATATATTTTCTACACTGTGGTAATACTGGACATTATAAGAATGCCATGTGTTAATGGGTATGACCAACTTAAAATCTAATTCTAAATTATCATACACATCATTTTCTGCTTGATTCAAGTCATATACATGACGAGGATTTTTAAAGAAACAGGTGCGCACTTCATCTCCGCCGGTGGCTAAAAGATAGTTAATAGATACTTGTCGCTGTCTATCACAGTGTGGAGGACTTTCTGCAGGCAACCCATCATTATAGGTGTTTTCCAATTTGCCCACAGTGGCAAATACTTTTTCGTTAAAATATGGACTATACAAGTCATTGATTTGGGCCAGTAGTTCATCACTTACTATAGTAGCGCCGCGACCATATACATGACTAACTGCCCTGATTGAGTTATTGTGAAATTCTTCTACCCATTCTTTAGCAGCTTGATCAGGTTCAATGGCAGATGCTAACTGAATTAATTTATTGGCCAAATCTATAGGTAATTTGGGCAGGTTAAGATAGACCATTTTTGCTTGTTCTAATTTTGCCATTCGGTTTTCTCAACAATAAACGGATAGTTTGCTTCTTTATAAAATTGTTTGCGTTTAGTTAAATGACGTTTAGCAAACTTACATGTTGATGTTATGTCCCAGATCTGAACAAAGTCTTTGTCTTCTGCTTTACGAATGCCGCGGCCTATACTTTGAATAACTCTGACAAACGATTTACCAGGCTCAATAAGCACAAGATTAAAAATACGAGGAATGTTAATACCAACAGCCGCAACACCATAAGTGGCCACAGCAACAACATTATCACCAGTGGCAAATCCTTCATAGCTTTCTTTTCTATCATCTGCTTTGGTACCTCCTGATACAAACACCGCCCCTGGAATTTTATCCACTAGAGTTTTGCCTGGTGCTATACGATCTACTAAGATCAATGTGTTGCCGTCTTTACGCAGTCGTTCTACCAATTTTGCAATATAGTCTAGTCTGGCTTCTGTTTCTAATAGATACTTTAATTCCTGTTGATAATCTTTATACTCTACATGATCAACTAACTGTAAAACGTTTACATGACAATTAGCTAATACCCCCTG